GTCCTCAGCCGTACGAAGTTTAAATAAGTCAGAGACCATGGTATACTTACCAAGAGTCTTTAACATAAATAACTCGGGAATATCCTCTCTAAGTTGAGAGAAGTTCCCAGGTTCGTGCGCACGAGCATATCGAGATTCTATCATTCTAAGCATAATCTTTTGCATAGAATGAAAGAATATAACTTGCCAGTTGGCAAGCGCTCGATCAGTAATTCTGGATACCAATAGATCTTCGCGTACGACAGATGCAAAATCGCCATCCATGATGGCCATTAGCGTTTTAAAGTACACTCTGTCTAAATCAGTCTCGTCCTTAATTTTAAGGAAGATTGATCCGATAAGAGATAGAAGTTGTGTTGATACAGAACTACTAAATTTTCCAATACTTATATCCACTTTTACTCTTTGCCATGCAGCATAACCCATGCTAGCACGGAGAAGAGAAAGTGGTTTTGATTGAATTAGCCCTCTACGTACCATTCGAGAAACAAATTCTACACGATTTGCTAAGGAATTGGCTGCAAATGCCTCTTTAAGAGACACTGGAGACAAATCCGTGTCAAAAAGTAAATTTCGACTAGCAAACTGAAAGAAACCTTGTTCTGACTGATATGATTTTGGAAGACCAATAGTGATTCCGTATTCAAGACAAACTTCTTGATAATGATGAGCGACATTGCTATCTGCAATAACGATATCATCACCAAGAACTAAATAGTCTCGGAAAATTACATAATCTCCATAGGATCTAATAGCGGCTAGAAACACCAAATAATGATGAACTAGGGCCAAAGAGGCCCATGAAGATAACATTCCCATAGGCTGTCCTCTAGTATAACGATATGGCTCATTACCTAAATAATAGGTTCTATCAGTCATCATAGTTGACCATGCTAAAGCCCCATCCTTTCCTAATATCGGTTCAAGCACTACTCTGTAGAGCTGAATCGGAATAAGATCGGTAGCAGACTTTAGATCAAAACTATAAACTTTTCTGTTCATAGCTTGGGAGAATCTTTTAACGGATTCATCCTGATCAAATGTGGCATCAGAAGGGCAAGCTCTTAATATATCAAATAAAAGATTATGAAGAGGTTTAAGTGCCATTTGAGACCAAAAATCTCCAATTGCAAATACACGTATTTTCCCAGCTGCTTCATACTTAAGTGCAAGTTTTCCTAATTTATTTTTAGGAGCATTGAACTTAAGAGCAGCCTCGGGGGTACCATATTTGTAAGGCACCGGAACACGAGGATCTGCATCTAAGGTAGGTCTTGAGGCGGGAATATTTGAACGAGACCAGTTAATTGCTTGAACAATAGTTGATAAGATG